ATAAGTTATTTAATATCGGAGACGATATCGATAATGTAATCATCAAGGACACCGGTACACTCAAGAAACTGTTTTCCGGTAATGCCTTAATGGTTGAGCGCAAGGGCGAGAGACCTTACACTATAGAGCCGTTCGCGACTCACATATACAGTTGTAACACGATACCGCGCTCGTTTGATAAGACGGACGGATTTTATCGCCGTTGGATATTTATACCGTTCAATGCTAAGTTTTCAAGCGACGATCCGGACTACGACCCATTGATCGAGGACAAGATTACAACAGACAATGCGTTGTCGTATCTTCTTAATATGGCGATAAGAGGCGCTCAGAGATTAATTAAACGAGGTAAGTTTACACAGCCTCAGTCAGTTATCGACACGTTAGAGGCTTACAAGACAAGCAACTCGACGACGCTGTCCTGGATTAACGAAATGGAATACACAGAGGAGTATATGTTGAGTACTCCGACTGACAAGTTATATTCCGATTTCGCCGATTGGTGTAAGCAAGCCGGAGTTAAGGCTAATCATGTGACCGGACGTAATACATTCTATAAGGAGATTGTCAATAAGTTCGGATTTGAGGACAAGCCGAAACAGAAACGAGACGGCAAAAGGTATTTTCTCATTAAATTGAGTTAGGGGTTGGTTATATGAATTGTAAATATTGCGACGGAGATACCGCCGTAAAAGAGTCTATCAAGTTTGCCGGGACAGTTTATCGCCGGAGGAAATGTAAAGAATGTAATAAGGCATTTTGGACGGAGGAAATTGAGGTTGAGAATAAATACGATATTTATAACGTGACAAGTTATAAAAGGTATAAATATTCGAAAAAATTGTCAAAAAATGTTTAACAATTTCTATAACAATTTTAAACAGTTTTGAGGTTTTTGCTGACATAAATTTACAATGTAAAAAAAATTACAATGTAAAATATTAGAAATTCTTAACAGTTGTTAAAAATTTCCATCAAAAAGTGAAAAAAATTGTTATGGCTGAAACGCCCTATTTTCAACGGTTTGCAGACTTTTATAACAATTATTATATTATTTTACTAATTCTATAGAAATTAATATATATAGAGTAAATATATTAATATATATAAAAAAATAAAATATATAAGGAATTGAAGAAAAAAAGTGAAAATTGTTATTTTTCGATTTTTGGAGGTGTGAAATGGAGGTCGAGTTAATTTCTGATTTAGAACAGAAAAAAAGATACTTAAAAAAATACAAGAAAAATTTAGCGCTGATTAGGAGACTTAAAAACAAGGTCGAATTATTGGACGCAAGAATAACCTCATTAGGATCGCCGACATTGTCCGACATGCCTCGAGGTGGTGTTCCGGTTACTAAGGAGGATTTAATCGCTGATAAAATGGAATTGGTGGAACGTATTAAAAGATTGGAGGCAAGGGGTAAAAGATTGAAGTCGGATATCCTGGAGAAAATAGACGACCTTGACGATATCCGCTACGCTGAGATAGCCGAGTCATTCTTTATTGAATGTATGGACTTCTCAGATATAGCGAGTTGCATGGGATATACTGAGAGACATGTCAAGGAATTATATAGAGAGGCGGTTGACGCTATTTCACTTTGACCGCACTCCGAGTTCACTTTTACATCACTAAGAGTTCACTTTAATCTCACTTACATGGACAAGGTTCCGGGTGTAATATGGTAAAGTACCCGATTGTGATTCGGGACAGCATCTTCCTATATGGTACCTCCTATCAGAGCAAGAGGAGACTAGGTTAATATCCTGGTCTCTTTTTGTTTTGGAGAAAGGATTAATCATGTTATTAAAGTCATGTAATAGGTGCGGTAATCTGATACCGTACGGATATACTCATTGCTCTGTATGTCTACCAATAGTACAAGCCGAGAGAGAGGCTAGGCTACAAGAGTCAAGGCGACAGAGTAATATCAGATACAATAAGAAACGCGATCCGAAGTATGTACGATTCTATAACTCAAGCGAGTGGAGGATTATGTCTCGTAAGAGATTACAAGATGACGGCTATCGTTGTGTTAAGTGTAAAGCAATAGCGAGTGAGGTAGACCATATCGTTCCGATACAGACTCCGGCGGGGTGGGATAGACGGCTCGACTATGACAATACACAGTCGTTATGTTTACAATGTCATAACGCTAAGCACGAACGATTTAAGAGTAGACCTAAAGGTATATAGTCGTGTGAGCGCGTACAAGGCTCATACGGACGTTTTTATATGTTATGTGAGTATTTTATCGTTGAATAGAATTTAGTCGCTCTATGAGGCGATTAGAGGGGTAGGGGTAGGTTAAATTCTACAGAACTATTTGGGGATAACGGCACAAGGGGAGGACAGCACACAACTTTTTCCCTACGAAAAAAAAATGCAAAACACAAAGGAGGCAAATAATGAGTACAATCAATATTAAATGCGTCGACCAGGTTCTCGCGTTTGAGAATATGCCAGTCATAACGACCGGAAATCAGAACATTGATAAAGTAAAATTTGATTTCTGTAAATTGTGGGATGGCTTTACAAAGGTCGCTATATTTTTTCAGCAAAAAGGCGAATTTAGTTACTCGCTGATAAACGCGGACGGCACGTGTGACATACCAAACTCGATTTTAAAATTGACCGGTAAGATTTTTATTTGCGCGAGCGGTACAAGTCCGAACAAAGAAGTTAGAACGACTAACATTTTGAGTTATACCATTAACGAGGGTATCGCTGAGGTGTCATTAATGGACGAGTTCCCGGACGAGATTAGCGAGGAAGAAAAGAACGACGTCTATAATAAAATGTTGGAACTGTCTCAGAATATTCAAGTGATATATTTGGATCTTGTTAGAAATATGGGTTATCTGAAATTTAAGGACGTTAACGAGTTCGAGTATGACGTTGAATTATTTGAGGATAGAGTAAACAAAGTAGTCGAACCAATACGTACAACATTAGAGGAAACGATTGTCTCGTTAAATAAACATAGACAAGATATCAGTACCAACACCGCGAACATTAACTCTAATCGAAGATATTTAGAAAATGAGTGCGGAGATTTAAAATCGTCGGTAAACGAGTTGGAATCGTTATTAGCCGAGTTAACCTATACACACGAACGAGATACCGATAGGTTGCAATCGGAGTTACAATCGGTATTACAATCGTTCGAACATAACTTACAAAATATCAACTCAAAGATATCGGAATTAGAATCGAGATTGTCGTAGGAGGTGGATTAAATTGAGTAAAAGTGTTGTAATGTACGATTATGACGACAACCAGGTTTTTCCGGTTACAACGTCTGAAAATGTGTATGTCGGAGCGGGTGTCACATTAAAAGAACATTTAGAGAATCTCGACGGCGACGGAGAGGTAATTGTTGACAAAGAACTGAGCGAGACGTCTGAAAATCCGGTACAGAATAAAGTTGTGACGGAGAGAATGAACGACATTAATAGGAATCTATATGTCGGTGTAGGCTCGTTAGACTCGGATAATCTCGCTATTAATTTGACTATTTCGAATTATTCGGGATATAAAAATGGAACTCGTTTTGTAGGTGTGTTCCCAGGTACAATTACAATGGGGTTACAATGTAGTTTTATGGTTAACGGTTCACTCGTTGGAGAGCCTAACACATTGAATCCTCGTGTGATTGAAAAAAATTCGATCGTGGTTTTCGAATTAATAACTATTAATGGTGTGCCTAGAGTTAGATATTCGGATCAATCATTTTTGGATTCGATCTCAAATCTTGAAATCGAAACGGACAACAAACTCGAATCGTTGCAAACTGAAACAGACAACAAACTCGAAGAATTAGAAACCGATTTCGACACTAAACTTACTAATGTTAATAATAACGCTACAAGAGCGTTAAACATTGCTTTAGACAATTTCAAACAAATAGTTCGAAAAGTATATTATGGTATAGGCGAGTATGACGAGGAATCACAAATCTTAAATGTAAACATACCCGATTACGACGGTTATACAGCTAGTACGCTCGTTTTTGCTGAATTTAAAACTGAGGTTTCGTTCGAAAGTAATGCTATGCTTACTATTAATGGTAGCGGAGTCGGTGAACCGGGTACTCTATCTCCTCGACATATTCCGGCGGGGTCGATAGTTGCTATCGAATGTAAAACTGTGAGCGGAGTTCCGAGGTTTGAGTTCCTTGATGATTTTGATAGATTAGACTATTTTGAACAAAAGATATTCGAGTTTGATAAGACTCACGACGAGTTGGATGATAAAATGAACACGGTAATTAATCCGAACTTTATCAATGAGTCGACAAACAATAGTTGTCCGTTTAGTTTACACAATGAACTTGCCTCTTTTAAAGATAGCGGTTATATACAACAAACGGGAACACCAAAACCGACATCGCCTATCGCAATCGTAGGTGTAGGAAATGAGAATTTACTCAATCCCTCGTTAGAAACTAATACGACGAATGATATAAGTTGCGTAAAAAATGAAAATGCTACTTACACTTTGAATGGTATAGCGAGCGAAGATACGTCTTTCGTTTTATCTACAATCGATACTATTTTTGCGAATATATTAAAAACGAGACCCTTGAAACTATTAGGGGGAAAAGGCGAGTCTCCAAAACTTACTTTTGAACTATGGGACATTAATATGGAAAAAATAACTACATATACAGACAGAGGTATGGGAGCCGTTGTATATCCTAATAAGGATATCGCGTATGCGAGAGTAAGTATGGTAATTTCAAAAGGTTACAAGTGTAATAATGTAGTAGTAAAACCAATGATTACGCTTGACAAAGAGGCAAGTATAAATAAGTTTGTCCCCTTTACTAATGGTAAGTATGCAATACCGATTACGATATGCGGGGGGAATCTGTGTTCTTGCAATCAAGCAGAACGCGATAAACAGGGTTTGCTTATAGAAAAAAGCAAACTATATTTAAAAGCGAATAAGACTTACACGATACAATGTGACAATATGGAATCAGCAAGCGGTAAGGATGTTAACCTTTTGTTTTTGAATACACACAGTGTAAACAGTGGTTATATGACAGTTTCGCCTAATGATTTGGTCAACGGGACAATCGTATTCACACCAACCGTCGATATATATGGTTTTACTATTATTATACAAGAAGCAGTTACTATTACTAATTTACAAATTCATGAGGGTACAACAAGACGCCCATACGAATCGCACACCGAAATATCAACAATAATTCCGATAGATGAACCTTTATATGATGGCGATTATATTGAAATCTTTGCTGATGGTAGTGGCGAGATAGTGCGAAAATATAAGACATTTGATATAACGAGGTGGAGTTGGTTTACAAATGTATTGACCACTACAAAAGAGGCTAGATACCCAAAACCATCCGATGCGAAACTAAACGGAAATATTTATTGTACAATAGCAAAAAAAGTAGATCAAACATGGGACATTGATGAAGTTGGGATTATGACGTATGGTGGCGATAATTATAACGAGATATGTGTAAGAATACCATTTGACGCAGGCGATACAGATTACCTATGTACAGTGGTATATGAATTAGATGAGCCAATCCGTGAGCCATTAACCGCCGAACAAGTTAATGCGTTTAAGAAACTGCATACTTTCAACGGAACTACACATATCGCAGTAGATGGAAATGTTACCGTTAGGTATTACTGTAACAAAGTTGGATTATTGGAACAAGAAGTCAAGGAATTAAAGACTATAGTATCAAGTTTGATTACAACTAACGTCGAGGGATAATAGAGAGGAGGCGATAATATGGCGGGTCAGAGATTACCGATAAACGTAGTCCAGGCGAGAGGCGCTAAACACTTGACAAAAGCAGAAATTGAAGAACGCAAAGCGCGAGAGATTAAGCCGGTTACGGATAATATTATCGCTCCGACATATCTCACGAAAAAGCAGAAAGACGAATTTTACAAGATTGTCAAGCAATTAGAAAAACTTGAAATCATGGGAGAGACGGACGTCGACGCGCTCGCGCGTTATATCGTCGCAAATGATTTCTATATTAACGCCGTTAGGCAAATGAGACGAACCGAGGTCAAATCTGACCCGGTTCTTTTTGATAAGTGGTCTAATATCCAGGACAAGTATTTTAAACAATGTCGCGCAAGTGCGAATGATTTAGGCTTGTCAATTTCGAGCCGTTGTAAATTAGTAGTCCCGGCTACTAATCATACGGAGACCAAACAAAACAAGTTTTCAAAATTTGAAAAACGGAGCGCGGTAAATGGCTAATGGCTACGCGCCAATATATGACCGCGTTACAGAGTACGCTCATAAGGTCGTAACCGGGAAAGTTGTAGCCGGAAATCTACACCGGCTCGCTTGTCAGCGACATTTAAACGACCTTAAAAAACAGCGGACTAAAGAGTTCCCTTATTACTACGATCCAAATAAGGCGCTCGAGATTATCGAGTATGCTGAGACTCTTACAATTGCCGAGGGCGACGAGCCTAAACCGGTCAAATTGATTGACTCCCAGGTCTTTGATTTGGGTTGTACGTTTGGTTGGTTTAAGGTCTCAAATAATAAAAGACGATTTCGTCGACGATACAAGTCAATCGCTCGACAGAATGGTAAAACATTTGAAAATGGTATTATCGGAACTTATATCGCCGGGTTTGGTGGATATAATCACGGTAAACTTTTCACAGTCGCGACAAAGAAACGACAAGCGCGTCTCGCCTGGGAGGAAATGAGTAAGTTTATTACCATTGACCCGGACTTAAACGAGTTTTTTAAAGTCAAGGATTACAAATCAACAATCGAGGCGTTAAATACTCATTGTACTATTGAGGCGTTGTCTAAAGAGGCGGGACTTGACGACGGATTTCGTTCAATATACACATCGGTCGACGAGTTACACCAACATAAAGATAACAAGATTTACAAAGCAATATACAACGGTACTCGTTCATTACCGGAGACATTGGTCTCAATGATTACGACGAGAGGCGACAAGTTAAACTCGTTTTGTAAAGAAATGGACGATTACTGTATTAAAGTTCTCCAGGGTGTAACCCATGCGGAGGACTTTTTTATTGATATTTACTGTCTTGACCCGGAGGACGACATTTGGGATCCAAAAAATTGGATTAAGGCGAATCCGTTTATTTGTATCGATAAAGAGAGACTCGAAGTATTAAAGACCGACGCTCAGACCGCTCGAGATATGGGCGGTATGGAGTTGAGAGACTTTTTAACAAAGTCGCTTAACATGTGGGTTCAGAATACGGACGACCAATTTATTAATACTGAGAAGTGGCAGAAATGCGGATCAGACAGAACATTAAAGGATTTCGAGGGTCGTAATTGTTGGGTCGGACTTGACTTGTCAAGCGGTGGCGACTTGACGACTATATCGCTCGAATTTCCGGACGATAACGAGGAGAAGTTTTACTTTTATTCTCATTCGTTCATGCCGAGAGGACGTCTTGAGGAGCATATCGAAACCGACCTCGCTCCTTATGATGTATGGGAGAATATGGAACTCATTACCGTGACCGGCGGTTCCGGGGATTTTAAGAATGATTATAAATTCATAATCTCCCATTTAAAAGAATTACGAGACCGATTCAATCTAACCTTTAACGGAATAGGTATCGACCCTCATAACGCGGACGGTATCTTGTCAGACCTGGAGGAGTTTGGTTGTCCGGTCATAATAATACCTCAGTCGTGTAAGAGTTTGAACGACGCGACGGTCGACATTCAGTTGTTAACTAAGTCGGAAAAACTCGAGTACGATAAACATAACGAATTGTTGACCTGGAGTTTTACAAACGCGTCGATAGTTCGTAACTCGTTCGACGAGATTAAAGTCGACAAACAACCTGGCTCAAGGTTTAAGCGTATCGACCCGGTCGACGCTTGTATTGACGCTCACGCGGTAATGTTAAAACACAAATCGAAAGAGATTGTCAATGTTAAATCAGAATTTGAGAAATACCTTGATATTATGGGTTGGAATAATAAAGAAAAGGAGGACACTAAGGACTCATGAATTTCGCTAAAAGAATGAAATCGGCTGTCAATATACTGTTTAACAAGTCAGCATATCGAGAGAGTGTCGAAATGAATAAGTTACTCGATTTCCTCGGTTTGAGTGGTACTAACGAGAGTAATCTGTCCGAGGCGACATATTTCTCATGTTTAAAGGTACTCAGTGAGTCAATCGGTAAATTACCTCTCAAGTTGTTACAGTACAACGACAGACACGGAGTAGGCAACGCGAGGTCACACCCTTTATATAAGGTGTTACACGACAGACCAAACAAATACATGTCGTCAACAGTATTTTGGAGTACTGTCGAATACAATCGAAATCATTACGGCAACGCCTACGTATTGATTGAGGGCGTCGGAGAAAAA